GGAAAGAATGGCGAAGTGTATTGGCGCGGAAGCCTGGAAACAAGAATATGAATGTGAATTTGTTGATTTAGTTGATTAATCTACTCAAAGTTGGTGTTTCCATAAATATTTTTAGATAACTGATATAATCAGGAGAATAAAATAATGGCGACTCCTCAACTATCTCCGGGTGTAATTGTCCGTGAGGTTGATTTAACTGTTGGTAGAGCGGACAATGTTCTTAATAATGTAGGTGCCCTGGCTGGTCCATTTCAACTTGGTCCAGTGAATCAGGCAATTGATATCACTACAGAACAAGAACTTCTTAATGTTTTTGGTAAACCAAGTCAGCTGAGTGGTCAGTATGAATACTGGATGAGTGCCAGTTCATATTTGTCTTATGGCGGCGTAATGAAGATTGTCCGCACCAGTGGCAGCAATCTTGTAAATGCCAATGCGGCTCGTAATGCTAATGGGGAATCTGTTGTTGGGGAAGCTAGTCTTCTGATTCAAAACTTTGATGACTATTTAATTAATCATTCTGATGACACTGCAAATTATGTATTTGCAGCCAAAAATCCTGGTGCCTGGGCAACCGATCTAAAAGTATGTGTTATTGATAACCGAGCAGATCAGATTCTCACTGTTAATAACACAAACAATCTTACTGTGGGTGTTGCCGTCACCCAGACTGTTCCGGCCGGTACTGTTATTGTAGGCAGTGGCACCACTTCCACTCTAACTGGATATTTTAAGGGCATTGTTACTGGTATTAATACAACCTCCAGTCAAGTTTATACCAAAATTCTTACTCATGTGTCCACTGCCGGCACGGAAACAAACATTGAATATCAGCAGAACGGAGTCAATCGTTTCTCAAATAGCTCTATTGGCATTGGCACAACCACATTAACAGTAAGTGCCCATACAGATTGGTATTCCGAGCAAACTCTGAATCTAGAGAATAATACGATTTATTGGAAAAATATCGCACCTCGCCCAACCGAGACTCAATATGCCCGAGATCGGGCTGCCAAGAATGATGCTATTCATGTAGTTGTAGTTGATGATCGTGGTAAGGTCACCGGAGTTCAGGGTAATATCCTCGAAAAGCACATTGAACTCTCTAAGGCAAATGATACTGTATCTGCCGTAAATTCACCTCAGATAATTTGGTGGAAAGAATACCTGGCCCAGAATTCAAATTATATTTACGTTGGTGATAATCCCTCAGAACAAAATAATAACGAAGTTGTATATCAAACTCGCGTTGGCCTAACAACTGCAGATGGTCTCTGGAACGTTCAGGCTCAGAGTGCCCAATTCAGCGTCCTGGGTAATGTCACATATACTCTTAAAGGTGGTGCAGATTATGGAACAACCGACAGCACTCGCTTTAAGACTACTCTTGGTGATCTGAATACTGCACATGATCTATTTTCCAATAAGTCAGAAATTCAGGTTGACTATCTTCTGATGGGGCCTGGTCTTGATTCTGTTGATGAATCAAAGGCCAAGGCACAATATATCATGTCGATTGCTGATTTTAGAAAGGATTGTCTGGCAGTGGTTTCTCCCCATCGCCAGAATGTCGTTAATGTGAGTAATGCCAATACCCAGACCACTAACGTTATCTCATTTTTCAGTTCACTATCATCCACATCATATGCCGTGTTTGATAGCGGTTATAAGTACACTTATGATCGTTTCAACAATAAATTTGTTTATCTTCCTTGTAATGCCGATGTCGCCGGTCTAATGGTGAGAACCGCCATTAACACATATCCATGGTTCTCCCCGGCCGGACAAGAAAGAGGAACTCTAACCAATGCAATTAAACTTGCATATAATCCCAATAAGTCCCAGCAAGATCAACTGTATTCCCAGCGAATTAATGCGATTCTGAACATTCCTGGATCTGGCATCCTGCTCCATGGAGACAAAACTGCCCTTTCTTATGCCTCTGCATTTGATCGAATCAATGTTCGTAATCTGTTCTTAACAGTCGAGCAATCTCTACAGAGAACTGCTCAGTCTGTTATGTTTAATATCAACGATGACATTACTCGGGCTAATTTCGTTAATATCGTAACTCCATATCTGAAGGACATTCAGGCAAAACGAGGTCTGTATGACTTCCGAGTTGTTTGCGACAGCTCAAACAATACTCCAGATGTCATTGATAACAATGAGTTTCGGGCTGATATTTATCTAAAGCCAACTAAGTCTATTAATTATGTCACCCTTACATTCGTCGCAACTCGAACCGGAGTTAGCTTCGAAGAAGTAATCGGTAGAGTTTGATATTCATTAAATAATTATACAAAAGAGGAACTAACAAATGGCTTTTAGAACTATCAGCGAATTCAAATCCCGTCTACGGGGCGGTGGTGCCCGCCCAAATCTATTTGAGGTAGTCATTCCAACTATGCCTCAGTTTGTCACTGGATATACCAATGAGGTGGCGACTAATTTTAGTTGCATGTGCGAATCAGCAACCATACCGTCTTCCTCTGTCAACACAATTGAAGTTCCATTTCGCGGCAGAACACTCAAAGTGCCCGGCGATAGGACATTTGCCACCTGGAACGTCACCATTATCAACGATGAGGACTTTGCAATTCGCACTGCCTTTGAACAATGGATGAACGGCATTAATCAGCTCGGTAATGCCACTGGCGCCACAAATCCCAGTTCTTACATGGTAAATGCCACTGTTAATCAATATGGTCGTGGCGCCAATCAGGGTAGATTCTCGACTCAGAATGACACGACTACCGATATTGTCAGTGGATCAAATCCAACTCCGCTTCGCACTTATACATTCGTTGATCTATATCCATCTAACATAGGTGAAATTTCTCTGTCTTATGAGCTGGGCAATGACATTGAAAAATTCCCCGTAGAATTCCAATATCAATACTTTACGATTGGAACTTCGCCTGATCTGGCTAATACTCCAATTCAATAATCATAAATAGATAAAATTGTGGGTTTGATTTAAAATATGACAAAGTTATTTGGATTTTCAATTGAAGATGACGATAGATTACCTAAAAGCGCTCTGTCCCCCATTCCTCCAAATGATGAGGATGGGGTTGATCATTATCTGACCGCAGGATTTTTTGGTTCTTATATTGATATTGAGGGAGTTTATAGAACAGAATTTGATCTTCTAAAGAGATATAGAGAAATGGCGCTTCACCCAGAAGTGGATAGTGCCATTGAGGATATTGTTAATGAGGCCATTGTATCCGACACAAATGATTCTCCAATTCAGATCGAACTATCAAATCTCAATGCCAGCGACGGAATCAAACAAAAAATTAGAGAAGAGTTTAAATATATTTTAGAACTATTAGATTTTGATAAAAAGTGCCATGAAATTTATAGGAATTGGTATGTTGATGGTAGAATTTTTTATCATAAAGTCATAGATCTCAAAAAACCAACCGATGGCATTCAAGAATTAAGATATATTGATGCCATGAAAATTAGACATGTTCGTAGAGAGAAAAGACAGAAAAAACAGGACATGAGTCCTATGTCAATGAAGGATTATGGATCGGCCGAACGCAATCCAATGAATTTCAAGTTCCCAGAACTTGAAGAATTCTTTATTTATGATCCAAAAAGTTCATATCCGGTTGGGGCTTCTGGCATTGGCGACATTGGAACCGGCTCGGCCGACAAGGGCATCAAGATTGCAGCAGATTCTATTACATACTGTACTTCTGGCCTGACTGATCGTAATAAAGGAACAGTTGTTTCTTATCTAAATAAGGCAATTAAATCTCTTAACCAACTTCGCATGATCGAAGATTCATTGGTGATTTATCGTCTTAGTCGGGCAGCAGAACGAAGAATTTTTTATATTGATGTTGGTAATCTACCAAAAGCCAAGGCGGAGCAATATCTTCGTGAGGTTATGGCTCGTTATCGTAATAAGCAGGTATATAACTCAACGACTGGAGAAATCCGAGACGATCGTAGGTTCATGTCAATGCAAGAGGACTTCTGGCTACCCAGAAGAGAAGGCGGGCGTGGTA